CAGCAGTCAGCCCAATCAATTTCGGATGCAGATGTAGTGCGTTATTTAGAATTGAATGGCGCGGGGCAAAAAGACGCAGATACGATGGCGTCCATCATAAGGAGAAATGCTGAAAATCAGTGGATTTCCTATGTGACTAAATATAAAGCCCTTCACGAAGGGGCATCGCCAGAAACTGATTACGGGCTTACTAATATTTCGATGCCAAAAGAGCTACGAATGGCCGCAAGGGCGCGTCAGCAACGACTTGACGCTCTTACACTTGGAAATTAAGCGTTATGGAATATACCTTAGAAGAGATAGAGGCTGCGCGAGGATTATTAGCTGATCCTGAGCTTGAGACTAATTCAGTGTATCTGACAGACCAAGGGCAAGCGGCGATTGCAAAAGCTAGGCAAATGCAAGTTGATGGCGCGTTTGACACCCCTTTAGCAACTTCAAATTTGGTTGAGCCTACTCGTAGCCCGGATATTGGTGATGCGGCTGTTGCCGTCACTGACCTTGTGCCAAATATGATTGCAGAGCCAGTAAAATCTATGGCCGAAACAATTTCCCCCTGGATTCCTGAAGGAGTTAAAGACGTTCTTGGTGTCGGGGAAGCTGCGCTTTCTATGACTTCGGGAGCAGCACTTACGGTCCCTGCGGGGTTGGGGTTTACAGCCCAAATGCTCACTGCGCTAGGCGATAAGACCTGGTATGACGCTTTGAAAGATGGCGTGGAAACTGCCGAGACTGTTATGGGATGGACTTACACGCCCAGGTTTGAAACTGGAAAGAATGTAACGTCAGTGGTAACTGCCCCATTTTTAGCTTTGGATGCTGCAACCACAGCGGCAGGAAATACGTTTAGGGATCTGATGGGCGGGACGTTGAAGAATGAATGGAGTGAGGAGCAAAAAGCACTCGGACAAGATTTTCAATTAGTCACAAGTCAAATTTTTGAATTCAAAGATAACGATGAGCCTGTTCCTCAATACCTAACTCAAGCTGCAAACGCCATGAGACAGCAAATGTCGGATGCCGAAATGTTTGATGCAAATGTTGATGTTAATAATCCAGCGATATTTGCAGGAGTAGGATTAAAAACGGTTCTTGATTTTACTCCAGATATGCTCATTAGCGGCAGCCGGTACATGAGAAAGCGGGACAAAGTTAATGAATTTAGAGCGGCGATGACTGAAGCAGGGATAGACCTTACAGGCACACCAGAGGCTCAAATACAGCGTTGGGCTGCTTTAATTGATAACACCCCTGGAAGTGGTAAATATGAATCTTTGAATGGCTTGGATGGTGGGACTGCTTTTAGAAAAGATTTAATAGCTGCTAAAAAAGAAGCCCTTGACATGAGCGAGGTTTTTTACCAAGCGGCAAAAGACGCTGACGGGGAACTGCCCGTATTGAATTTACAGTATCTCGGTGAAGTTTTAGGAAAAAAAGCAGCGATAGGGAAGTGGGAGCAAAACACACCAAAACTTACAAACAAGTGGCTACAACGGTTTAGAGGAATTATTGAAAACACAGCAGATATGCCTCAAGGTCAGCAAGGAATAAAAATAAATGATATTTGGGAATATAGACAAGATTTGAATGCAGAAATATCGGCCAATATTGGGAGAAAACCGAAAAGAAGATATATTGAAGGACTATTTGAAATCAAAAATACTCTCGATGAGTTTCTTGATGGTCAATTTGAACATGAGTTAATCGCTATGGGCGATGATATGTTATTGGATGGCAGTCAAGCTAAAAATGCTGCTGCGGTGCATAAATGGAGGGTCGCGGATGGATGGTATAAAAATTATACCGAAAACTTCACATCGCAAAAGCAGGTTCAAAAAATACTTAAACAGGATTTAACGGCAAAGTCAGTTAGGAATATGATTCTAGGTTCCAGTGCAACCGGGCTAAAGCCTCAAGCGGCTCAGATAGTTACTACACTGCGAAACATTTTCCCAGATGTTGACGGAGTTGCTTCAGCTCAAATCCAAGCAATCCAGACCGAGGTAAAATATGCGTTGATGGAGCCGCTGTTACAAACTGGTGGGCCAGACCTAGCAAAATTTGGAGATAACTTTAATAGATTCAAAACCGGAAACGGTGAATTAATACAAGCGTTATTTACTGAGGAACAGTTTAAGAATTTAGAGCTATTAGCAAGAGCGGCAAGAGCTAATAACATGGTTTTAAGTCGTCAAGGCATAGTGGCAAGAGGCGGTACAGGTCGTAGAGAAGCTATAGATCGAAATAGTGTAAATTCAAGAGATCTAGTGGCGAGATTTGTTGCCGTAAACCTTGCGGGATCAGGGGCGGAACTCGCTAGAGGTGGAATGAAGATAGGAATGATAAGGAGTGTGTGGAACGCAACCGTTGATGCGACTGCTTTTCCTTATGCCGAAATACCTGGATTGGGAGGAACAGAAAACACAATGGGTCGCAGGGTCATGTCAGCCATGTACGAAGAAGAGTTAGGGGTAGGACCGAATGCTTTAGACCGACCTTTAAGGAGAATTACTTCTGGACCGCGAAAGCTGCCAATAGTATCGACTCAACAGTCGCGCCTAGCAGAAGAGCGAGAAGGGGCAAATACATTTGAGAGAAATAGAGCGATGTTTAAAATATTTGATGAGGCGCAACACGCGAGAAGACCCGGAGAGATTCAGAACCAGTAATAGTCAGCAGAAACAAAAATCCTGAAAGCTGTCCGACTATTTGTCCGACTTCTACACTGGATACTTATGATTGCTTATGATGCGCTTATGTTTGTATTGTGTTAAAAAGTTAATAAACTCAATGGGTTGCAAAGAGATCATAAAGGCATCAAAAGCACTCAAATACTGCTAATCGCGAGTTCGAATCTCGTTTCCCGCTCCATTTTTATGTTAGTAAAAACAATGACTTAACTACTAACAAGGGTCAATAAGGGCGTTTTGTCCGACTTTTGTCCGACTTTTAGTTTACAAGTTCGCAAAATCTGACTCCAATAAGCTGTCATCGCCGCCATCATATTCCGGTAAATAATCAGCGTAAGTCTTTAGGAAAGTTTCCTTATCATGCCCTAATTGCTTGGCAGCTTTTGCCGGGTTCACTCCCTTCGATAACAACTCAGACGCTCTTGTATGCCTGGTGGTTTTCATTGGGCGATAACTAACACCAGATTTCTGATGTGCTTCTATCCAGGCTAATCGGAAACGTTTTGGTTTCTTATAGTAGTCACCATTCGGCTGCGGAAATACAAAACCTTTACCCCAACGTGTCTGGGCCTTATTGATTGCATCAAGCGCAGAACCATTTAAAAGAACTTCTCGCCCGATAAAGTCAGTTTTGACTCTCTCCTCAATCCGATAATTCGAAATACAACGTTGGACGGTTGCGATAGCCCCATCGATGTCGGACCATTTTAATGCCAGTATTTCTTGATGACGCATCCCGGTGGCAAAAGCAAATTGGAAATAGTATTTACTGTCACCGCGCAATCTGTCCAGAATCTTGATGATTTCAAGAGGTTTATAAGGCTTAAACTTTGATTGCTTGCGCGACCCTACCGATGAGGTATCCAAGACACCCTTGCAGGGATTAGGCTGAATTTCGAAATAATTAAATAACTTACTGAGTGGGCCAAGTAAATTCTTCCTATACTTTGGCGACCAATCTCTGACAAATACTGCTTTTTTCCCAACCCAAGTCTTTTCGTAGAAAAAATCTTCTAAATCCAACTTGGTAATTTCGTTAAGGCGGCGATCTGCGATAAGCGGCCCCCATTTGTTACGCAAGATTTTAGAATAATCTTCTAGCGTTCTATCCGTAGGATTCTTTAATCCCCTTAATAAAAACTCATCAACAGCGTTTTCAAAGTGAGTGTAGGCTTTAAGGATTTGCTCTGGCGTTTCTCTCTTTTCGTGCAGAGGATTACCTAACAGCAACTTAGCGAGATAGCTGTCTCTAATCTTTTTGACGCGATTAAAATCAGATTTGCGAGTTACATCAGAATCAACAATTATTTCATCTACAACAAGTTTATTTGTTCTTTTAATCTGAATGCGAAACTTGCCGTTCTTTTCATCTATGTTTGGTTCACCGTCCCATATTCTTTTAGCCATTTGTTAACCTCCCGCGAGTTTACAAAAGTTTGTTTGCCTACTATTTTATAGTGCGTTCCTTTAGTCCAATGCCTGGCCATCCAGTTCTTCACCACGTTGTCACTAACGCCCATCTCTGTAGCGTATCGTTTCCTATGCACAAATTCTGAAGTCATTTTCTCTTATTCCTCCTATTTATTATTTTTCCCCACAAACTTTCGGGCAATTTTAAGTCGTCTTGGGTTACACAGACCCCCCCTTTAATTCCAAATGGGATGCTGATCTCTTTGAATTCTTCCCTAGTAATCCACCCAGGAATTCCTATCAAATTCTCTTTAAGCTCAACTGCAAGAATGCCGACTTGTGACTTGAATGCGTCTTTTGTTTTAAAGATTAATTTACCATTAGTGTGTGTAGTGGATTTGACATCAATTGATACCCCATCATAAAAAAGGTCGATCCCTTCATCTATACCACCCTTGTAGGCATCAAAATCCAAGTCATACAATCGAGCAACGGCCATTTCTCCCTTTATCCCAATGATGTCGTATTGCTGCATACTACTTTTCTTTCCTGGGGCTAAAGCGTTTTCATGGTCTTTAATCCCAGCAGCTCTTGCTAACTGCCAGCGGAAATTACCCGCCCTGCGGCAATCGTACAAATCTTCCTTGTTAAGTCTTATTTCTATCATTCGCAAAAAGACCTATTGCATTTTGGGCAACCCGTCAGAAATTTACTGTAAGCCCTCGGGTAATCCACAAAATCAAAGCCGCAGGGACATACGCAGCTAGTTGGCAAGAAGCTAACCCACGGAGCTAATCGAGCCTGGGCATTCGAAATATCGCTTCTTCTTGCCTTGTCGGTTTTTTCATCCTCGACTAGCACTAGAACGGCAAATCAGTCGGATCAAGATCAAAGTCAACTGGCTTCTTTGCTTTCTGCGGTGAAGGAGATGTTGATTCTGTCTTGCTGTCTAACATTTGCATTTCTCGACCTTCCACCTCGGTGGCATAACGTTTCTCGCCATTCTGCTCCCACGAGCGGGTGGTTAGCTTACCCTCGACATAGATTTTCGATCCTTTCTTAACATATTGATCGACAACCTCGGCCAGACGGTTCTTAAAGACAACACGATGCCATTCAGTCTTCTCCTGCTTCTCGCCTGTGTTTTTATCTTTCCAAGTTTCAGAGGTCGCGACTGAAATATTGCACACCAGCCCCCAATCGAATTGCTTGCTCTCTGGTTCTGTTCCTACATTCCCGACCAGGATAACTTTATTTACGCCTGCCATTGATTACTCTCCGCTTGTAGTCTTGCTTCTATAATTTCAGCCACCAAGGTGGTGACTTCGGTTTCTAATTCTTTGATTTGCTTGGCCGTGACTTTAAATGGCACGGCTGCAAAGCTGGGTGTAAATAGAGGGTGATACATTATGAATAAAACCGACCTTGCTCGCAGGTGCCGCATACAGGCAACTTGAGCAATCATCTGTGTTTGATACTCAGCAGGGATTTCAAGAGTTCGCAGGAAACGGGCATAGGTCTTTTGCAGTGGACATTTGATCTCTACCAACACACGAGGATCGTCAAAAACCCCATCAGGGCTAGCGCCAAAGTAGCCAATTTTATTGTGCAAAGTGAAAGGAACGTCAAGAATGGTTCGCCCGGTAGCTTCCTCAAAAGCCTCTTTGCAGTCAGCTTCTCTATCTATGCCATTCTGCATGGCTTTGCTCATGTAG